GAATCATGGATGCAATTCACTCACGTTGCACCTGTATTGACTTCAAACTCAATGGTTCTAAAGCAAAGATGGCATCAGCCTTCTTCAAACGTGTTGAGTATATCTTAGAAAAAGAAGGTGTGACGTATGATAAACCAGTGGTTGCGGAAATTATTACTAAGCATTTCCCTGATAATCGCCGTATTCTTAACGAGCTTCAGCGGTATAGTGTTGGTGGTAGAATTGATAAAGGTCTTCTCGCATCAGTTTCCGATGTGCAGTTAACAGACCTTATCAAGGCCTTGAAGTCCAAAGACTTTGCAAACGCTCGCAAATGGGTCACTAACAATCTGGACAATGATCCAACTAAAATTTATCGTAAACTATATGATGGTCTGTATGAACTTCTCCAACCTAATTCTGTTCCTCAATTGGTCTTACATTTGGCTAAGTATCAACATCAGGCAGCGTTTGTTGCAGACCATGAAATCAATATGATTGCTTGTCTAACAGAAATCATGGTAGATTGTGAGTTCAAATGAAGATAGGTATCATTGGCTTAGGCTTTGTGGGTAAAGCCATTTCAAATGCGTATGATGATTGGATGACTGGCAGATACATTATTGATATTGATCCAGAAAAGAACAATGCAACATATGAAGAACTGGAAGTAACTGATGCAGTCTTTGTTTGTGTGCCAAGTCCTATGGATTCAGATGGTTCTTGTGATACAGGACCTGTACATGAAGTGATTGATAAACTTTATAGTATGAAATACAAGAATCCTGTCATCAGTAAAGTAACTGCACCACCAGAGTTTTATACCAATTGGGGCAAAGTTATGCCTAATTTGGTTTATTCTCCTGAGTTTCTGACTGCTCAAAATGCCACAATAGATTATGCTAGGTCTAAGTACATCGTTTTAGGTGGCACTACAATGGCTTATCAACGTGAAGCAGCAAGAGTTATTAAAGATGCCTCATGTGGTATTAATGAAGCAAAAGAAGTTTATTCTTCTTTGGAAGAAGCTGCAATGTTGAAGTATGCGACCAATGCATTTCTAGCTGCCAAGGTTTCATTTATGAATGAGATTTATCAGACATCTAAACAATTGGGTATTAATTATGATAAAGTCAAAGACATGATGATACTAGATGAACGTATTGGCAAATCTCATATGCAAGTACCAGGTCCTGATGGTGAATTTGGCTTTGGTGGAATGTGTTTCCCTAAGGACATTAATGCATTACTTAATTTCTCTACTGTTGAAATGCCTATTCTTCAAAAGGTATTGAAACAAAACGAACAAATCAGAGGTAAATAATGCCTGATTTATTCAAAGAAATTGTTCCGTCCATTCTTCAAACCAAGAAGAATGTTTTTGACGGTGATTATAAAGACTACAAAGCCTTTATGGTCAACCGTGCTCTGTCTTATCACATGGATTGTGTTCTATATGCAAATGAGATGAACTTGCGTCCAGGACTTGATTCTGACATGCAATATAGCTATCTTCTAAATACCATCAGGTCTGTAAAACGGAAGTTTCAACCGTGGCAGAAAACAGAGGTCCTGAAAGATTTAGAATGTGTGAAATTGTATTTTGGTTATTCAAATGAAAAGGCCAAAGATGCATTGCGTATTCTTAATGAAGACCAAATCGCTGAAATAAGAGCAAAAACAAATATAGGCGGAGTGAATAATAATGATAGGAATACAAGACTTAGTTGAGGTAACACTAGTAGAAGCAGATGATTTTTTGAAAGTGCGTGAGACTTTAACTAGAATAGGTGTCGCATCCAAAAAAGATAAAACACTATACCAATCGTGCCATATTCTGCACAAGCAAGGTAAGTATTACATAGTACATTTCAAAGAATTGTTTGCATTGGATGGCAAACCAACAGACTTAACAGAGAATGATTTGTCTCGTAGGAATGCTATCGCTAAGCTTCTACAAGACTGGGGTTTAATTAAAGTTGTTATAGCTACTCAAATTGAAACACCTACCCCAATCTTTATTAGCCAAATCAAAATCATTTCCCACAAGGAAAAAAACGAATGGCAACTCGTTCCGAAATACAATATTGGCTCTAAGAAAAAACCTTGACAATTAGTATAAATACTGATAGGATAAGCCCACCTTAGGGCTGTTTGACGCTACGGTAAAAGGCGTCCGTGTAACTACACTGCCGAACGTATTCGGTCCCGTATAAAGTAAGCGGGAATGTTATGCCTTCGGGGTAACAATTTTTTTAACTTGCTTTTTTTAAGGAGTCTATATGACAAGCTTACTATTTCCTAAATTGGATCACTTTATGATTGGTTTTGATGACACTATCAATATGTTGCAGTCTGCAGCAAAAGATATTCAAAAATATACACCATCATATCCACCTTACAACATCAAACAAATCAAAGAAAACAAGTACGTCATCGAGATGGCGGTTGCTGGTTTTTCTAAAACTGATATTGAAATTACCTTAGAAGGTAATAAGATGATTGTTAAAGGTGCCACAAAAGATGATGAAGATGAAACCTATCTACACAAAGGCATTGCTAATCGTGCTTTTGAACGTCAATTTACCTTGGCAGATAAGGTAGAAATCAAAGATGCCGAAATCGCTAACGGAATGTTGCGTGTTTGGTTAGAAAACATGATTACAGCACAGGATGCTATCAAGAAAATTGGTATCAAATCTAAAGATGCTTAATTGGTGGCCTGTTTCCGATGAAGAATGGGAACGCTTAAATTATCCAGAAAAATTTAAGTAATCTCTAGGGGGCTTGACAAGTCCCCTTTTCTATGATACAATCATTTCATTATGAAAAAAGTTGTGGAAAAACCAATCAAGTTAAGAAGCCGAGTGAACCCTACGGAGTTCTTTTGGACTTATTCGTCTTGGGATTCCAACTTTGTTGATGGTGTGGAATTTCTACCCGTTTCAAGGTTTGATCCTACTGACAATCGTATCCATCAATTACATTATGTTCGTAAAGACTCTTTGGAGAAAGTGAAAAATGGCTAAAAAATTATATTTGGTCGAAACTGTATCAATGTTTCGTATGCGTTATGTGGTTGAAGCTGATGAAGAAGGTCATGCTTTAGATGAAGTAACAATTCACGCTACTGGCGGAGATGAAATTACGGAGTTTTCACAGAAGCATTTGGATGAAGTGATTGTATCTTCTCGTAAAATTTCCAATGAACAGTATATTAAATTGTTTGATAAAGACAATTCATATCTGTCTCAATGGACTGAAGATGAAAAACGTAGATATATCCACAAGATTGACTACAATAAATAAACTCTCTGGCGTTAGTTCAATGGATAGAACAGTAACCTTCTAAGTTATCAATAGGGGTTCGATTCCCTTACGCCGGACCAACTAAAGGAAAAATATGAGTGTAACTATTAAAAATTTAGAAAGTGCATTGGCTGGTGAGTCACAAGCACATGTGAAGTATCGTTACTTTGCAAAGATTGCTCGTGAAGAAGGATATGAAGATATTGCAAAACATTTTTGGCATACAGCAGACCAAGAGTTGCTTCACGCATGGGGTCATTTAGAATTGTTAATTGGTAAACCAACAACCAAAGAATGTTTGGAAAAAGCCATCGAAGGTGAAACGTATGAGTACACCTCAATGTATCCAATTATGCAAGCCGAAGCGATTGCAGAAGGTAATGCACAAGCGGCAGCTGAAGCCGATACTCAGATTGCTGAATCAAAAGAACACGCAGAGCAATTTGCGGCTTTACTAGCAAAAGCAGAAAAACGTTTTGCGGCTTTGAAGAAAGTTGAAGAGCGACACGCCACTGCTTATCAAAGAATGTTACAGGAGGTTCAATAATGGAACACGTATGCGTTGTTTGTGGCCATGTCCACGATGAACAAACTGAAGGTAAATGGGAAGAATTGTCTGAAGACTTTACATGTCCAGAATGTGGTGTAGGCAAAGAAGATTACGAATTGATTTAAGGGATTACGACCGTAGCATAGAGGTAGTGCCGAGAACTCATAATTCTTACGGGGTTGGTTCGAGTCCAACCGGTCGTACCATATATTATGAAACAAAAATTTATTGATGCCTTTATGGATGTTGCAAAGAGATTTGCAGAATTGTCCACAGCAAAACGATTACAGGTTGGTGCTATCATTGTAAAAGATGATAGGATCATCTCAATCGGTTATAATGGAATGCCATCTGGATGGACAAATGAGTGTGAGGATGAAATTTGGGATGCCTATGGTCGTTCTGAATTGGTAACAAAACCTGAAGTCATTCATGCCGAAGCCAATGCCATTGCCAAACTGGCTAAATCTCCTGAGTCTGGAACTGGTGCCACAATGTTCCTAACACACGCCCCTTGCGTCCATTGTGCAAAGCAGATATTTACTGCGGGCATCACCAAAGTCATCTATGGACAAGATTACCGTGATACCAAAGGTGTTGCTTTTTTACAACAATGTAATGTAAAAGTTGACAAATACTCTAAATAGGTGTATAATCCTTATTTTGAAGGAGTGCCTATGTCTATTAAGATTGTTGGAAGTCCAGATAAAGATTTCACGCCGTATATCCATAGGGCTGGAAAATTCTTCTCTGATAGTTTGTTAACCAAACAAATGCAGGATTATACAACTATAATTGTGAAGTTTAACAAAAAACTTGCAGATTATGGTTCAGCGGGTGTTGAAGGATATAATTCTAGGAATATGCCTAGAGAATTTTTAATTGAGATAAACCCACACATTGGTGCTTATAACATATTAAAAACCTTGGCACATGAGATGGTTCACGTTAGGCAATTTGCCTATGGTCACACCAATGAAACATTGAGTAAGTGGCATGACCTAAAGATTGATTCGGATGACCTAGATTATTGGGATCATCCTTGGGAAATAGAAGCTCACGGCATGGAAGCAGGTTTATTAACTAAATTTGCCGTACAAGAAAGACTGTGGGAAGTTTTGGCTGAGTTTAGAAACCCAGCAGAACCTGTTAGAAAACAAAAAATAAAATGGAAGAATGTAGGTTGAAAGAAAATTTTGCCTATATACAAGTATTAAGTAAAAGGAATTATGTTGTTTAATTTGTCCAAACCCTCAATGTTAGCCTATGCATGTCGCACGCCATTTATTGGTAGCGATAATCAGTCATGGGAACATGGCACGGGGGTTGTGGAGTAAGTTAAAGACTAAAATCTAAAACTAAAGTTCACAAACCCCACCCTAAAAAAGTGGGGTTTTTTGTTGTTTCCATACAACAAAAGTGTTGACAAAGACCATCGAGTCTGTTACACTCCAACCTGTTCATTAAAAATTAAGTGTAGTTATACCCCCTTCGCCAAGTTGGTAAGGCATCGGATTTTGATTCCGACATGCGGTGGTTCGAGTCCATCAGGGGGTGCCATACAAAAACACATTCGCAACCACATGGGAGTGAGATATCCTCGGGGAGTGTGTTTCTATACGGCAATGGAAGATAATGCAGCTGGGTAGGCCGGCGACCAGCCTTGAAAACTGGGTTCTGAGAAATCGGATGGGGTTCGACTCCTCTATCTTCCGCCAATATTAAGGAGATTATTATGCCAGGTGTATTTCTTGTAAGTGACACACACTTCGGTCATGCTGGAGTATGTCGTTTCACTGGTAAAGATGGTGTTACAAAGCTTAGACCATGGACTGATCCTGATGAGATGGATGAAGAAATGGTCAGGCGTTGGAACGAAAGAGTAAGACCAAACGATAAAGTTTATCATCTTGGTGATGTGGTGATTAATCGTAAAGCTCTTAAAATTATGAATAGGCTTAACGGAGATAAAGTTCTTATTCGTGGTAACCATGATATCTTTAGAGATGATGATTACCGCCAATACTTTAGAGAGCTTCGTGCTTATCATGTTATGAGAGGTATGATTCTTAGCCACATTCCACTTCATACAGATAGTATCGGTCGTTTTGGTACCAACATTCACGGTCATACCCATGACAGGCGTGTGATGAAAAATGTTTTTGGTAATCTAAGTCAAGAAATTGATATCAGATACCATTGTGTATGTGTGGAACAAACAGACTACACTCCTATTCTTTTTGAAGATGTTGTAAAACGGATTCAAGCAGAAGGTGGTGAAGTTGATTTCAGACAGCATGGAAATAGAGCCATGTAGCGTAAAGGGTGTTCGCAGCATAAATAACTCCAAAAGGAGATTTTTATGAATGTAAATGAAAAAGGTACCCTAGGTTTAATTGAAGTCATTCGTGACCTATCAAAAAAAGGTTACGAATGCTTCACACCATTGCACGATTATAGTGCTGTAGATTTGATTGTGATGAATGAAGAATACAAAACTATCAGATTACAAATAAAATACAGAGAAAGTTATAGGGATAAAATAACTGTGGATTTTAAGACTACGGTTAGTGGTAAATCTGTTCCTATAAACCAAAATGCTATTGATGGATGGGCTGTATATTGTCCAGAAATTAATCAAGTGATTTATGTGAGTAAAAATGAAGTTGATTTGAACAAAAAAGGTTTTGCCTTTAGGTTCAAACCAGCCGGTAATCAAGTTAATGATAATAAAGAAAAATTAAAACTTTATTATGAATATGGAAGTGTGGATGAGTGGTTTAAGTCGGCACCCTGCTAAGGTGTTGTATGTAGAAATATATACCGTGGGTTCAAATCCCACCGCTTCCGCCAAAATTTCGGTGTGGTGCCAGAGCGGTCCAATGGAGCAGTCTGCAAAACTGTAAAACCGTGGGTTCAAATCCCACCCACACCTCCAAATG